AGTCTTTTCAATGGGTTATACGGCATACAACTTTTCAACAATACTGCACAGGAGATTTATTGAGGGACACAGCAATTTTCTTTTGGCAGTGTTCCACCGCCAAAAGATGGCGAAATTTGACCTCGAAGATCGGCGTATCATCCTCCGGACTATGCCTCCCCGGGCAAGGCAAGTGTGGACCGAACTTATTTAGAATGATTATCTTGCGGCAGTGTCAATGTACCCGGGTTTTAGAACCGTTCGGCATTCCCCGGGTAAGTTTTCTACACTTCTTTTCTTTTGGCCCATCGCGCCTGTACTGCCCTACGTGCGGACTCACTGCGCTGCTCATCTGTAAGCTTGGCTGCACGAATTTTCCCGCCAATCTTCCCGCCCTTCCGCCCCATTCTGACGAAATATTCTCTAACGCTGTCTGGCATTGTGTGTCGTGGAGAGAATCGAACAAAACCTCTCTCTTTCCAAAGACTTATCCTTGCGCATGAAGGAGCCAATTGTTTTCATGCCCCCGACAGGCGCCCTGAGCGCATACGGCTACGAAGCAACCACGGTAAAAGACATACTTCCGATCCGTGATACCGAAAGTTGCTGGCCTGTTCTCTATTGCTCAGACAGACTCTTCCCCTGAGATTTATCGTTTCCCATTATGGAAAACTGGCGCTCGCTCGCTCAAGCCGTACAGACCGAAACCGACCCAGAGAAGATGTCCCTCCACGTAGAAGCCCTCTGTAAAGCTCTGGATCAAAGCTGGATTGACCATGGATACGTGAGCCGATCTCCGCCCGTGGCCGCCGCTCCCATGCTGACCTCAACCCAAGGTCCGTAAAGATATGGCCCGAAAGTGCTATCCTTGACAGGGCCGAAGTTACTAAAGTTATAGACGCTAGGGTGAATGCTGTAGTATTCTCACCTCGTCATTCACCACGCGCCAGCGCGGCCGAGTCGAGTTCAGAGCGCAACCGCACGACAAAGCCCTTGGCACGCCTACCCTAGAGTTATCCACAGACCCCACTATCCTCATGAAAATATACGTGCTTGATTTTGACCAAGCTCCGGGCGAAGTTCCGCGCCACGAGATCAGCCGCGGCAAGGCCAATAGGCTACTCAACGAATTCCGCTGGGCCGCGCCCCTCAATCGCGACACGATCCGGGTTATCGTCGAGAAAACTTGGTCTGCCATTAAAGCCGCCCTGCGCCCGATCCTGCCAAAAGCCTCACGCCCCCCATCCAGCCTATATATTCCCAAGGCTCTCCCATTCGCTGAAATACCTCGCACGGCCATGAAGGTCGGACTGACCGAGGTCGGACGCGATCTTCTGCGTTTCCGCGCGCGCAATCTGAAAAACCGGAGAACGGGAAAACTCGTCGGCATAATCTACACCCAGCGCCTGCGCGCCGCCGAACTAGCTCTAGCCTTGTAAGCCATCTATTTACTTGTTTTTAACGCATTTTGTGTCATATTGAGAATTGAGATGAGCGCCGCAAACCAGGCCGTAGCCAAGCAATACGAGAAGTGGCAAGCCGCCGACGTCGCCGCGCGTGAGCAATGGGAGAAAGTTGACCAGGAACTCCGCCGGCTGATCCGACTGGCGAAAATCGGCCGCAAGACGGTGATCGTAATTCCCATCTCAGAGCTGCGCGGAGTGGAGATTCGGAATCAGTTCAAGGGGGAAATTAAAGTTTTCGCCCCAGCTTTTGCTAAAAAGTGGAAGGTTCGCGAAATATCGTTGGAGTCCGAATAACCGAATGTGCAAATCATCGCGAACCCGAGTAATGGAGGACGTGGAGTTTTGCCAGAGGCTTGGTTCGATCGGGGGATTGGGCCAAGCACGGTACTCCAGTTCCGGTGAATGCTCAGAAACAGCTCTCCGCGAAGAAGGCCTGGTCGAGGCTCAGTGAACGGGCGCGGCTAGGGGAGAAGTTCGGCTTTATTGGCTGCCTCGGATTGCTCTACAAATCTGGCGCCCTCACGCGGGAACAAGTTGTCAAGCACTTGAATGAGGGGAAAATCACCCGCGAAGACCTGCAGCGCTTCCGCAAAATCAGCACGAAGGACTTAGTTTGAAAATGATGCCGCAAGACGCGACCTGCAGAAAAATGAAAAGCGCGGAGAAGGAATAAACTCCGCGCCTCGGGAACACTTTCGTTTGGGAGAGAACCTACTTCTTGCGTTTCTTGATCGCTTTCTTCTGTGTGGTTTTCTTCATGGACGAAATAGTAGAACAGATTAGCCGAATTTTCCAGTGCGTCCCGACATTCGACTGGCTTCTTATCAGAACTACCCTTCTGTTGTATGGTTTCGCCTTTGTGGTATACGTGCTTGGACATGTAATTCGCACTCCAAAAAAATTGGACGTAGAACGAGATGTCCGGGAATCGACTCGGCGAGAATGCAGCACTCTGCAAGACTCTGCAAACACTCTGCCGGCCTTCTGCATTTTTCCAGTGCGTCTCGACATTCTATATTTTCTGATTTGGCTCTGCGGGCGCGAAGGGCGGATGCGTTGCCCGTCTTGCTCTGCCGTCGGGACCTACAATCTGCACCGGCCGTCGCTCGACGTAAAGACCGATACGCTGCGACCATACCGCTGGATGTGCAAATACTGCGGCTTCTATCGCGCAAAGGGCGAAGGTGAAGGACGGCTCGTTTACCCGTCGGCGAAACACAGGGTCTGGTGCTTCATCAGTGAGGCCGATGGTAATGGCGAGGAGCCGATCACGCCTCTAATGGTCATGGAAAAACACCTTTCGCACTGCTGGCCGTGGAAACGGTAAGGACTTTTATGATTCGTTACTCGGTGCGGTTGCGCGACATTCGCCGGCAGGAAGCATGATCGTCCCAGCCAGCCTCAGGCCCTTCAAGCCCTCAGAACTCCTTACGCCTCAAGAGCGGGAAGAGAGATATGGACAGCGCTCCTTGGTCGAACTGCGCAAAGATGTGAATCTGCTTTTTACCTGGAAGGCTACTGCCGGACCGGAGAAGGATCGCCAACAATTGGAGATTTTGTCGCTGCAGATCCGCTGCAACTGGGCGCTTGCCTGGGCGATATTTGGGAGCGTGACGGCCTGCATCGATCTGGCGTTGCTCTGCTATCTGGCCTGGCACTAATGACCCAGCAGGTAACAAACCAACGAACTGTTACACCGTGCAATTCTTGGGTAAGGATGAACTTTTGAGCTTTCTTCGGGTGGCGAAACAGGAGCGAGAGCGGGATTGGCTCATGTTCCTGGTCGCCTACTGGCACGGCATGCGCGCCACGGAAGTGGTGAAGCTTCAGCGCGTTGCGATCGCCAATGGGCAAATTACCGTAAGGAGATTGAAGGGCTCTGACACCACAACGCAGCCGCTTATCGAGGATGAAGATCCGCTCTTAAATGAACGCGCCGCGCTTGAGACCTTAGCTCAATCTACCCCTCCGGATAGGCCGATCTTTCCTTTTTCGCGAATTCACTACTTTCGCCTCTTCCGGAAGTATGCGAAGCGCGCCGGCCTTCCCGCTCACAAATGGCACCCCCACTGCCTCAAGCATTCAGTCGCGCGTCATCACATCCGGGAGATGGGTATCGAGAACATGAGACGGTACTTAGGGCATAAATCGATGGCGTCGACCGGGGAGTATCTGAAGGTCACCGACGAGGAAGCCAGTGCGGCCATGGCGCGATCGCGCAGCATAAAAGCCAATGAGTCGTAAAAGTACAGACCTTAGCCTCAAAGAGGAAGTTTTTTGCCGCGAATATGTCAAGGATGAAAACGGCACAAGGGCAGCAAAGGAAGCAGGTTACAGCGCACACACCGCGCACGTCACTGCGTCCAAGCTGCTAAAGAAACCTAAGATTCAGGCGGAATTATCTAACCTCCGGGAAAAACTACTCTCCAAGCTCGAAATCAGCGCCGAGAAAGTGCTTTACGGCCTGGCGGAGCTCGCCTTCTTCGATCCGCGCAAAATGTTCAACCCCGACGGCAGCATGAAGAAAATCACCGATATGGACGACTCGACAGTTCATGCCTTAGCTGGGATGGATGTGGAGAAACTCTTCAAGCACTTCGGCAAGGGGCAAGCGGAAGAGGTTGGAACCATCACGAAAGTTCGATTGGCTGACCGGGGATTGAATCTGGAGCGGCTGGGGCGGCATTTCAAACTCTTTACGGACAAACTGGAATTGACCGATCCACAGGCGATTGTAGCTAAGTTGCAGCAGGGCAGGGCGCGCGTGGCGCAAATGAAAGCATGAACGCAGCAATCGAAATCTCGCCCGACCTGCAGTTGGCCGACGCGCTGAAGCAGTTCTATGACGATCCGCTGGGATACGTCATGTTCGCGTTTCCCTGGGGCGTTCCCGACACTCCACTCGAACACGAGACTGGACCCGACGACAATCAGTGCGAATTTCTGATCGCGCTCGGCAAAGAGGTGCAAGAGCGCGGCTTCGATGGTCAAACTCCGGTGATGCCGATCCGGATGACGGAATCGAGCGGCCACGGCACCGGGAAGTCTGCGATGGGCGGCTGGATTACGTCATGGATTCTCGATACGCGGCCGCATTCGATAGGAACGGTCACCGCGGGAACCTATACCCAGCTAGAGAGCCGCACCTGGGCGGCGATTTGCTACTGGAAGAAACTCTCCATCACGGCGCATTGGTTCGATATTCAGGCCAGCGGCATTTTTCACAAACACTTCCCGGACAATTGGAAGGTTTTACCGCAGACCTGCAAGGAACAGAACGCCCAGAGCTTCGCCGGCCAACATGCCAAGACTTCAACCAGTTGGTATCTGATGGACGAAGCCAGCGAAGTCCCAGACAAGATTTTCCACACGGCTTACGGCGGCATGACCGATGGCGAACCCATGATGTTTGTGTGGGGCCAAATGGTCAAAAATACCGGGGAATTCTACCGGATGAACTTCGGCTCGCTGGCGCCCCGCTGGAATAAGCGCCGCGTGGACTCGCGCACCTCGCGCTTCACGAATAAGGAATACATTGCGCAAATTGAGAAGGATTACGGGTCAGAGAGCGATACGTTCAAGGTGCGCGTGCTTGGCTATCCACCATCCGCGTCAGAACTTCAATATATTGATCGCGGGCGCGTGGACGCTGCAGCAGGACGTAAAGGCTTTGCCATGGCCGATGAGCCGTTGATTCTCGGCTTCGACGTCAGCGGCGGCGGAAAGGCGTGGAATGTGATCCGGGGACGCCGCGGGCTGGATGGCAATCCCGAAGGATTTAAGCCGATTCGCATCCCTGGCGAGCATGACCCTGATCGATCCCAGCGAGTTGGAATCTGCGCGGAACTATTGCGCGATCGCCGGCCAGGGCGAAAAGTTGCCGCCCTGTTTATCGACGCTGCATTCGGAGCCCCGATCGCGGTACGGTTAAGAGCGCTCGGCTTCGACAATGTATTCGAGGTAAACTTCGGCGGCGCCAGCCCGGACCCTCACTTCCTCAACATGCGCGCCTACATGTACGGGAAATGTAAAGAGTGGCTCTTGCTGGGCGGAATTGAGGACGACTCCGAACAGCCCGTCGAGAAATCCCTCTGTCAGCAACTCTGCCTGCCCGGTTATCACACGAACAACTCCGGGAAACTTGTCATCGAATCAAAGGCTAGCATTCAGGAGCGCGGGGAAGCGAGCCCGGATGATGCCGATTCCTTCTGTCTGACGTGGGCGCAATCGGTGGCGATTCCCAAGCCGAAACCAGCTCCCTACTCCGGCGGACGTCACACAGCATGGAGCTAAATCTGTGATTCTCTCAAGAAACTCCTTCGCGCAGCAACCGTCATCGATGCAGCCGGATCCGCGGATGCCTGTCGGTGGGCCTGCCCCCTACCGACCGATGCAACCGACTCCAGTTAATCCCATGCCGCCGGTGGGACAGCCGATGCCAGGACAACCGATGCAGGGCTTACCGGGTCAGCCGCAGCCAGTTCCCAGCCCGCTTCCAGTCAGCGGCCCGGTGCCCTACGGAATGCCGCAGCCAGCGGCCAACAATTTCGCCGGCCTCGCACAGCGCCGACCGATGATGTACCAAAATGGCTGAACTCACCACCAAATCGAGGAATTCTCTCCGGGATTCGGTCTTTGGGCTGCCGAAACAGCGTAAATATCCAGTTCCGGATGCCTCTCATGCCCGCAATGCACTCGCACGGGCTTCGCAACAGTTCAATGCAGGAAGGTTAAGCGCCTCTCAAAAGGCCGAGATCGACTCCAAGGCTCACGCCAAACTCAAAGGAAAATAAACTTTATGACAGTCAACGCTACAGGTCCGGTCAAGAATTTCGGGGCATTCACCGTGGCTGCCCTCGCCCAGATGCTCGCACTGTTTGGAACCTTCTACACCACCTTTCTCGCCGCGGTCGTCGCGGGAACCATCGGGCCGAATGTCCTCACCGGCGGGCTGCAAGTCTTCCTGAATTCGGCGTCGACCACCCCGGGAAATCAGACCACGCGCACCGCGGCGCAGTTGTGGGCGGATGCGATTGCTCAGTTTGGCTTCGCGCCGGGCGATCCCGCACTGGCCAACGGGCTGCAATACACACTGACGATTTCGCAGACGGGCGCAGGAACCTTCACCTTGGTCGGCGGCACTGGAGTAACGATCGTCGGCACGGCAACAATCGCCACCGGAGCCACTCGTACCTTCGTGGTGAATCTGACGCCAACCACGGCAACCTTTACCAGCGTCAGCATCGGCACGATCGCGTAGAACTTTCGCCTTCCGGCTCGCCTCCCTCCCCCACAACCCATGAGAGGGTGGCCCGGACACGAAGGGGCGTAGAACCGCATCTGCGGCCCCTTCCAAAACTTCCTAGAATAAGGAGCAAATCACATGGCTGGATTGAATTCGCGAGCGACGGCAATGGCAAAGATGAAGAAACCAGCGAAGGAGCTGGATCACATCCGCGTGGCCGAAGCGGAAAACGGCGGCACCACGGCCTACCATCACCACACGGCAGATTATGAACATCCGCCCGAAGGTCCGCACATCTTCCCAACCGGCGAAAAAGTCCCGGTCATGGAAGGCCATTTATTCCATCACTTGGCCCAACACCTCAACATCCCTCACGAAGTCATGGGCGCAAAGGAAGCCAAACAGCCCGAGAGCGGCGAAGAGGAAGAGATGGAGCCAGAGGAATAGCCGTGCGTAGAGGGGTTGGGCCGGAACACGTTGGCCCTGCGCCCGCCACGGCGCAGAAAGAAGAGCAGCAAATTGGCGTGGCAATCGAACAATGGCACCGCTTGCACGAATGGGCCGATGTCATCATCAACGCCGCGCAGCGAGTGGCGCATTCGCCGTGCTGGGGTTGTGGGGCATGGATGGCAACGCCTCATACTCCCTGGTGCCGCGTAGCGAGCGGATCGATTGAGCGTTATCTGGTGAAGCGTGGCTGAATTAGCCAAAGAAGATCAGTGGGTCGATTGGCTGGGGCGCGTATACGTGCGCGACCACGAGGCGGAAGTGACCAGCAACAACTACAAGTGCTGGAAGCTTCGCGACAGGGAATTGCCGGGCGTGGAACTCGCCGAGATTCGATAAGTTATGCCTTGGTCTCCATGTAAGCATTTTATCTTCGGTTCGCCGCCGCATTGCGAACACGTCAAAGACCCGATTCACTGGGACGATTATTGCGTGAAATACGAGGCGAGAAAATGAAGCTGCTCAGTTGGTTCCGCGCTAAAGATCCCAACACCCAGAAATCGGCGCTGCTGTATTTCGACGGCAGCATGCCTCCAGTGCATTGCGCGCTTGTTTTCGATGTGCCGGAGCCAGCCGTTGATGATGAGTTTCCAGCGCCCACGAGAGACTTCGCAGAACTGGCGACAGATTTGGGGTACAGTGAGCCGGAATTTATACCGGAGCCAGGCGAGACGCTTGAGCGCCGCATGATTCGCAAAATGAACTGGTGCGCGCATGAGTTGTGTCACCGTCATGTGGTGGGCATAGAAATTCCAGCGGAGCGCGGCATTGAACGATATTTCCGCGAGCATCGAGAAGCGTAAACAGTATGAGTCCTTGGCTTCCATCCGATGCAACCCGCCATACCAAGAAGGCCACCACGCCCAAGAAAAAGCGGCAGTTCGCGGACGTTGCGAACAAAGTGCTGGCTTCCACCGGAGACGAGGGCCGCGCTATCCGGGAGGCGAACGCCGCCGTGGGACGCAAGCACAAAGGCTCGAAGATTGTGACCCATACCTCGGGATACGACTGGCGCAATGGCTAAAGGCTATGATCCGGACGAGCGCGACGATGACGCGATCGATCAAGACGACGAACTTCTTGAAGAAGTCCGGGAGAACTACGAGACCGCCATTGAATCCTTCCGCCCTAGCATGGATGAGGGCGACAAGGACATTGCTTTCATCCTTAACGATGCCTGGCCCGAGGCGGAAAAGGCGCTGCGGCGCAAAGCTGGATCCGAACGGCCGATGGTCTCCTGCGATCAGCTCAATCAGTATACAAATCTCGTCATCAATGAAGTCCGCCAACATCCCCGACAGATCAAGATCAGCCCAGCCGGCTATGGAGCGACCGCCCAACTCGCAGAAATCCGGGAGAATCGCATCCGGTCGATTCAGTACCGCTCCGACGCCCAGGCCGCCTACCTCACAGCGATGGAGAATGCCTGCCAGCGCAGTTACGCCTATGCGCGCGTCATCCTCCGGTACGTCTCAGAGACCAGTACGGATCAAGAAATCGTCATCCAGAGAGTTCCGAACCCAAACTCAATCCTTTTCGATCCAGCTTGTAGAGAGATTGATTGCTCGGACGCTGAATTCTGCTTTGTTCTCGAAAATTTCACCAAGAAAGCCTTCAGGCGGCGCTGGCCGAAGGCGCGGATTCTCGACTTCGACGGCGGCATGTCAGATTCTTATCCGCTGTGGATCAAAGATAAGCACATCCAGGTCGCCGAGTATTGGAAGGTCCACAAAAAGACGGACAAACTTTTTATCGTCCAGGACGCTCAGGGCCAGGAGCACGGAGAATTGCAGTCGAAGCTTGAGGAGCGCGGCGCCGGAATCGAATACGGCCACTTGGTCTATCCCGCCACCGACGACCATGACACACTGCGGGTCCGCATCCTTAACTCGCGCAAGACAGAAGTGAAAAACATCATTCAGTACATCACCAACGGCGTGGAAAAACTGGAAACAAACGAGTGGATTGGCAAGTGGATCCCCATTGTGCCGCTCTTCGGAAAAGAAGTCTATTCCTCTGACGCGGGACGGTCTAAGAAAGTGCTGATGTCGCTGATCCGGAACGCCCGCGAATCGCAGATGGCCTACAACTACTTTATGACGTGCGCCCTTGAAGCGGTTGGCAAGGTCCCCCGAGCCAGCATACAGGCGCTCGAAGGAAGTCTGGAGGGTCACGAGCAAGAATGGCAGGAAGCCCACCATTTACCGAAAGCTTATCTCTATTACAAGCCAGTGCAACTCCCGGATGGCACTTACTCGGCACAGCCGCCGACAGAAACACCGTTTGATCCGCCGCTGCAAAATCTCATGATCGGCGTCGAAGCCTTTCTCCGAGCCATCCAATCGTCTGTTGGCATGTACAACACGTCCGTAGGCCGCGACGATACGAACGCCAAATCCGGCACAGCGATCAAGCAGCTGGACACGCAGTCCGATCAGGGCTCCTTCCACTTCATCGACAACTACAATCATCGCTTTCTCGGAGCCATCGGGCGAATCATCAACGACCTCATCACGAAAGTCGATGCGGGTCCGCGCCAGGTCACCGTCCGCACCAAAGACAACAAGGATAAATTAGTCTGGGTCAACAAGCCCTATAAAGACGAAGAAGGCAATCAGCAGCATCACGACATGACGCTGGGGCAGTACGACGTGACCATCGGCGTAGAACAGACCGAAGACTCGCAGAGAGAAGCGGCCAGCGATTTCATTGAAACGTTCGTGCAAGAATTGCCGACGCTGCAGGAAGACCCGGCGAAACGCGACCAAATTCTCGCCCTCTTGGTGGAACTCAAGCAGCTGGGTCCACTCGGCGAGCAGCTGGTCAAGATTCTTACCACGCCAGCGCCGGGAACTCCCGAGCAAATGCAGCAACAACTACAGCAGTTGCAACAAGCGCTCACCCAGGCGCAGACGGAATTGGCGGCACTGCATCAGGACCGAGCCAAACGAGAACTGGAACAGCAGACCAAAGTTCAGATCAAGCAGATGGATGTCGAAGCCAGGGCCGGAGCCGATGCTGCATCTCATCAGAATCAGTTAGCGCTTGCCAATCTGCAGGTTTGGGCAAAAGTAGTCACTGCAGAACTGGCGAAACAATCGCGCTCGTCAGATCAGGCCGCACAAATTGACGCCTCACGAATCGAACAGGCGTTGGGCGCGGCGCATGAAGCGGGAACGCAAGCGGTAGACCACGCACATGCCCATTCGATAGCCGACAAAAACGCGCAGATTGCGGCTACCCAGCAGGCGAGTCAGACGGCGGCCCAGCAGCAGAGTCAGGTTTTGGATCAGGCGCATCAGCAGACGATGGCCGAACAAGCCAGCGCAGCGGAACCCGAACCGAGTCAAGGGGCTTGATGGTGAGTGGATTAACCGCGACGACTTCGTACCGACGGGGCGACGGACCAACCGTCAGAATATCGCCTATTTCCGCGCCCGTTACTTCGTCGTTTATGTCAACGATTTTAGCAGCTTCCATGCAAGCTACTCAGGCGGCTCAGGAAGCACAGCAGGCACAGAATCAGCCGGAGGCGGCGCAATAGATTTGGGCCAGCGCCGCTGCACTTCCTCTCTTGAAATGGTTTCTACAGGCAAGATGATTTCCGTCGAATCACTCCACGGGGGCGGATCGGGAATGCGTTTCATGATCGGCTCGCATAAGGCTTCGGCCTGAAAGGGTGCCTTATCGGTGTGCGCCATTCCGTCTCGAATGACCCAACGCTGGGGAAGCTTCGCTTGAATTGCTGCATCCATTGCCAGTCGCGGCCAAATGAACCGTATGTCAATAATTTTACAGCGCGTGCATTCCCGCTCCTCGGCGCCGTATACGAAGACGCCTTTGGGTCGCTTCCGCCAGTCCGACCAGCGATGACCGAATAGCCAGCAGATGACTTTCATATCTATTCCTTTTTGCCGCATGAACAGCCAGGATCGTCGCCCGGAGCATAGCGTCCACTTAAATCTTTCTTTTTGATTCCGATAAGTTTCTCTTTCACGAGCCGCGATAAGCCACATTTCGTGCACACGACGATGCGATCTAAAGACTTTCGATATCGGTATTGGAGGTTGACCAGTTCTCGCACAAGCATCATGCCCATGACTTTAGCACCACTCGCACCGCACCAATAAGCGGAAATTCTCACTCTTTCAAGGCAATCCCCAAATTTTATGACCACAGAAACCCCCGCCGTTACTGCGCCTGAGTCGGCTTCAGGCAGCGAAACACAGGAAAGCAGCTATCAGGAGCGGCTGAACAACGCCACTCCCGAGGAATACAAGACGTGGGAAGCTACGGGAGAAATCCCGCCCGTCAAACCGAAATCTGATCCAGCGCCGCCCAAAACCGAGACCCCGGCAGTCTCGACCGAAGAGAAAGACAAGAAGGAAACGACCTCCTCCGCAGCCGACGGCGCGAATCAACCGCCCAAGACTGAAACCGCAGCCGCCCCGGAAGCGGCTCGTCCGCCGCAGAAGAAACGAAATGCTGATGCACGAGTCACGCAACTACTGGAGGAACGCAAGAAGCGAGATGAAGAATGGGCTGCACGCTTTGACGCATTAGAGAAAAAGCTTGCCCCACCCGCAGCACCCAGCGAAAAGCCCGGCCCGCAACCGGCAGCGGATGGCAAGGAAACCCAAGCGAGCGACCCGGAACCGGAATTGGGCGGAGTCAATTCGAAGACCGGCAAGCCCTTTCAGACCGTCGCCGAATGGCAAAAAGAGCATTCGGCGTGGCAAAGGGCGCAAATTTTAGCCGAAGTCGACGGTCGACTCTCCAAAACCGAACAGCAGCGAAAGCAAACCGAAGACAGACAAATACTCGATCAAACGTTAGCTGAAAAGTTCGAGCCGGGACGTGCCAAGTATCCTGACTTTGACAAGCTGGTCCGCGATCCGCATTTGTTCATTCCGTTTGGCTCCGCAGCTGATGTCTTCATCCGAAATTCCGAGAACGCCGCCGAGGTCGCTTATTACCTCGGGCAGCATCCGGAAATTCTGACCAGATTCTATCGAGATCCCACCGGCAAAGATGGCATGACTGGCGTCTATGAAAACGCCGTTCCCCCAGCTTTGCAGATGATCGAACTCGCGAGAATCGAAGCCAAGCTAACCGCCTCTCCAGCAACGCCTCCAGCGACAATCGTTCCGTCCGCGGCCCCACCGAAACACCTTCCTCCGCCCCCTACCGTCCTTGACTCACGAAGTTCTCCGTCTGTGGACGCCGCCGAGGAAGCGGTACGCAAGAAAAGTTTTTCGGATTACGAAAAAGCCGAAAATGAGCGCGAGCGAAAAGCCCGTAGGCGCTAAAGCCTCGCCAAAGGAATAAGCAATGCCGGACGGCAACGTATATCAATTTGTAGACTGGATTGGCTTCGAAATGCTGCGCCAGCTCAAAAATAAGCTGGTTTGCGGCAAGTACGCCAATCACGATTACGAGAAAGGGTTCAAAGAGGATTTCGCGGTCGGCGACACCGTTCGCGTTCCCCTGCCCACTCGCTGGATCGTCACCAAAGGCATGGGCTTCCAGCCCCAGGCCATTACGGAGATGTTCACCACGATTTCAGTGAACGAACCGTTCAACATCCACTTTCAATATGACTCGGTTGAGGAAGCACTCAAGATGGGCAAGGGACGCGCCTATTTCAAGCGGCGCTATCTCGACCCCATGGTCACTCAACTCGCGAATTACATCGATACCCGCTTTATCAACTTCGCCACGATCAACAGTTCGAACATCGTCGGCCAGTTGGGCGTCGATCCGACCAGCATGACCCCGTTTATGCAG